TGCTACCAGAAATTACTGTCAAAGAATCGAACAAAATGATTGTGGTTAAATGCCAGGTTAAAGATTCACTTCGCGCATCGCTACTTGCCGATCAGCTCAATGCTAAAGAGTATTTAAAAGTCATGAATCGTAAATACAACAATGGTATTGCCGAAATTACGGCCTACACCATCCCTTCAATTTTTACAATTCAAAAGCTTCATGATGATTTGGAAGCGCTGGACCATCTAATTATTTGTAACGATGAGAGTGTACAAGATTTACAAGGAGAATGACACAGCACCCATCTACACTACCGATTTTATGGATATATGGGATGTGCTGGATAGCGCTGCAGATGCTCAAAAAGTAGTGATATCGCACAAGGAATTAACGCATGCCGAATACATGCAAATTCCAGAAGGACAACGAAAGGAGGCAACGGTATGATAAGCAAATGGGAAGAGTTTTGGAAACAACTGGAGTTAACCGATAATGAGCTGACTGATTTTCTTGAAAATGGCGGACTATCAACGCTAACACACACCAAGGCAAAGAAATTTATAAATGCCTGGAACAAGCAAAAGAAAATGGCGTCGGAACTTGATCAATACATATCGCCGGTGGTACCTGCCCAGGTTGAAATTCCGTTTAAATCTTCAAAGTTTACCGCAATGTGGAGCAGGTGGAAAGATTATTTGCTTGAGCAACACGGTCAGCTGATTAAATCACGATCGGAAATATCGGCCCTCGAGCACTTGAAAAAGATTACAAAAGGAAATGACGAACTGGCTATTGAATGCCTTCGCTACGCAATGGCTAACCGGTACCGTAATTTCTTTTTGGTAGAAGATAAGGATAACAAAATGCCCGCAATGGGCGATAACTCAGGAAGCGCATTCGGATGATGGATACACAAGAATTAATAAGCAATGTTCACCGGCAGGTACTTACGAAGATGACCAAAAAAGCATCGTACGGCTGCCAGATTACAGGAGATGAATTCAAAGATCTTTTTTTGCTACGTGCTAAAGAGGTGCTGTTTGAACATGGAAATGTAGGAGAATTCACTATTGACGAAGACAACAAAGAAGTGCTGATACTTATGTACAATTACGCAATGCGATGCATTTCCGACAAAATTAATCCGCTCGCCGGAATAATTCTCAATGGTGCCTATGGATGTGGTAAGTCGGTTATGATTTCGGCCTTTTGCCGGGTGCTGAATGATATCAACTTCATTGGCGAAAGAATTACTGAAATTCATGCAATAGAGCTTTCTGAGCTGATTAAAACGAACGGTGTAGTTCCCTATTGCCGCATACCTCTTCTTATTCAGGACATGGGAAAAGAGCGCAACAGTATGAACAACTTTGGAACTATCGTGAAGCCAATCGCCGACCTGCTGGCCATCCGGAGCGAATATGGATCGCTCACCTTCGGATCCACAAATATGGACAAAAAAATGTTTAGCGAGCAATATCATGAATACATAACGAAGAGAATCGTTGAACACGTGAATCTTGTTTTCCTGCCCGGCAAATCGCGCCGTCCGGATTACTCAATAAACCAGCGTTGATATGACCACTGTAGGAAGAAAACTAAACGAAACAAAGCCCAGCCTTCGATCGTCCAACCGGGTGCAACAGGTAAAGGATTTTCTAAGCGAATATTACGAAATTAAAATTAACGTGTTCGACAGCTCAAAATCTGTTATCGAATGTCGCAACAAAGATAGATATACAACACCGGTACGCTTCGAGGATCTGAGCCTGCACATGGAAGAAGAAGGTATACGGGGATGCGACTCTATACTCAAAAAAATTATAGCATCCCCGAATCAGATAACCGTATTTAATCCCATTGTTGATTTTGTAAATTCGCTGGATGGCGCCTGGAAAGGTGAAAGCCAGATTGATAAACTTTGCAGTTACATTTCAGTTCGCGAGTTCCCCGGGCAGGAAGACGGATTTTATCACAAGAGATTTAAACGTCTGTTTCGCAAATGGGGAGCGGCAGCCATCGCCCAGGTGCGCGGTGAGCATTGCAACGATGTGGTTCTGGGCTTCGTACATGCCGACGAAGGAATAGGAAAAAGTTCGCTTATCGAATTTCTGGTGCCCGAAAAACTGAAAAGCTATTACCAGAAATCGGATAAGGATCCGCGCTATTTCGATATTTCCAGAGCCTTTTCGACCAATTTTATTGTCAATTTCGACGATAATGTAGGCATGACCCGCACCAATGCAGAGCCAATTAAATCGGCACTTAGTAGCAATTACTTCAAACTGAACCGGTACTTCGAAGATACAATGCCGCGCATGGCGAGCGGAACATTTACCAGCAATTTAACTGCCGAAATGGGCGGTTTCCTCATCCCCGAGCTGGGAACCCGCCGGTGGGCGGTTATAGAACTGGACCGGATTAATCACGAATATTCAAAATTGGTGGATGTACAGCAGCTTTGGGCTGAGTTTTACCTACTGTACAAAAATGCAGATTTCAACTACATATGGGATGCCGCCGATTTCAGCGAGTTCCAGGAGTTTAACCAGCGATACATGCGCGAAACGAATGCGAAGAAATTGATTCGTGAATTCTACGCAATACCTGGTGAAAACGAAAAACCTGACAAAGTGCAGTTTAAACAGCCGATTGAAATACTTCAGGATCTACGAAATGCAAAAAAGATTCCGGGCGGAATGTCCAATATTTCGGAAGTAACAATAGGTTTCGCCCTCAAATCAGCAGGGTTCACAAAATCGGCCATTCGTCGCGATGGTGAAGGTCCACGGTACGGATATCGGGTAGTTCAACTTTATTAAAATACAATCATCATGAAAAAACAATCACAGGAAGATTTAAACGGCTGTTTTTACCTGTTAATAGCAACAATTTCATTTTGGGGAACAGTAATCACACTATCATTTATATACTTATGAAAAAAGGAACTTACTACATTAGCATGCCATGGTCGCTCGAAGAAGATGCGAAAATAGTAATGGCAGTACAGGAAAACGCCCTTACAGGACTTGAACTTCCGGGGCGAACGGCAAATCAAATTATTCGTCGTAAGCGGAGCGCCATGCTACGGTACGACGGGGGAGAACTGAGCAGGTACATTGTAAACAAAAAACTAGAAGAGGAGAAAAGGCGCAAGGAACGCGAAATGCAGATGCGTCGAGAAAGAATTCCAAGTTTCGAAAGACCGGTATCTCAAATTTCAAAACTAAATGAAAAGGCCGAAATTCTACTCTCGAAGATGGAACAAACGAGCCCGCTATCACCCGAATTTGCGCAGGTGGTGAAAGAGTACCACAATGTAGAAATAAGGCTTAAAAGCTTTTATTTTCAAGGAGAAAAAAAGGATTTAAAGAAAGTGAAATTATGAGATGGAGCAGAGAATATATTGATCAAACATCATTTACAAAGCAAGTTTTGACGATAGATAAAAGTGATGTTGCTGTGTTGCAAAAAGCAGTTTTACCATATGTAAAGAAACTACGTGCGAAGTATGAAAAGTACCGGGGTATTCATGACTCAGGAGAAGCAACGGAAAAGCAGGATGATATCCTGATTGAAGTAAATATCGAATTAGAAAGACTTGAAGCATTTTTAAAACAATGACAATCCTATGAAATCCTTACACGGTTTAACTATTTACCAAAACCCACGTAACGCAATATTTCGGCAAGAAACCGGAATGTACGACTTAAAACAAGGGCCAATAAGGCAGGAAGTTACAGCAAAAGTTATTGGAGAAGATGATCAGTGCTACATTACCAGTACTTTTATAACAGATCGGTTTATGCAAAAGCCGGGAATTTATATTTATGGACATTTTGTTTATGGTATCGGCTTTCATAAAACGCGCCTGGTAAGATTTATTGAAACTCAATTAGAATTAATTTATTAATATATTTATAAAAATGGCAAATACAGAAGTAACACACCTTCAGGTGATGGATAAAATGGTAAGAGAAGATAATAAGGGAATAGCCCTCTCAATTACATTAGTAAAAGCTCAGCAGGTCCCTCAAGGGTTTGTTGTCGGCTTCGGGCTGGTTGATGAAATTGGTAAAGATGCACAGATACAGACTATGGGTCTACCTGGCGAATATATGTTTATGTGCTTTGCCGTAAAAAAAACAGAGTTTGAACAAACAAAACAAGCTTTAAAAGAAGAAAATTTAAAGTTGTGGAGGTAATTACGATTGAATCTAACGAAGAAGGCTATGTGTCAGCTTGCTGCACATAGCTGCTGTTATAGCCAGTTTTTATATTAAAATTTTAATTCAAATAATTTATGACAATTGATACAAATTTTCAAACACCGCCTGCAATTTGTGAATACATGGTCGGTTTGGTACCTAAACATGCAAGATTAATTTTAGAGCCAACTCCCGGACTTGGCAATTTAGTCAGAGCTTTAAAATCTAAAAATAGATATTATATTGTTACTGCAGATGATTTCTTTTTATTTGACACTACTAAAAAATTCGACTGTATAGTTATGAATCCACCATTTTCGTCAAAATCTGCATATATGGAACACGCACCGGATAATAGCGAAGTTGTTGGAATGAAGCTCGGATATTACATTTTAAAACAGTGCATGCAAATGAGTAATCATGTAATTGCGCTAATGCCCTGGTACACGATATCAGATAGCGATGTAAGAATGCGGTACCTGAGAGATTTTGGAATTAAATCATTAACCCCACTACCTCGAAAAACATTTCAATATGCACGAATCCAAACCGTTATAATCGAATTAGACAAAGGATATCAGGGTGCAACTTCGTTTTACGCACATCATTTTTAAAATTGGCTATAACACCGATATATGTGCAACCAGATTGCACATATATCGGTGTTATAAACATATATCTACATAACACACAATTGATTTTTTACTAACAAACCTCTATTATACATTTGCACATGAGTGAATTCGTAGTATACCTAACAGTTCCAACGTACCTGGCGCAATGGATTGAGCATACCTTTGGCAATCCGGCTGAGTTGATTAAAGAGAGCCCCGAGAGCCGGGTTCTGAATGAGTTCCTGGCTAAAACACCAGTTACAGCAAAACCGGATACTGGCGAAGGAAGTAATGTTTCGGTTGTGATACCTTATTTTAAGGGTAAGGATCCGCGAACATACAACTACCTGTACCAATCTGGGAAAAACGCCCTGGCCGAATCATTCCGGACACTTCTTATCAAAAACCTGATGGAGGAAGTGGGAAGCCTGGAAAATGGGAATGCAAAAATTGCGACGTTGATTTACGCCTGGATGGAAAAGCACGGCATTAGCGAAAACGAATGGTATACCGTAAGCCAAATCTACTACCGTACGCGAAAAAAATATTTCACCGAAAAAGGCATAAAAATATAAATAATTCGTCCGACTTTGTAGCCTATTTTGTTAATTATCAAATATATAGAATTTTTCAAATAAACCAAATATACACAAATGGAAACATTTAATCTTCCGGGAATATGCAAAGTTGAGTTTATCCACTTTACTGACCTGACAATATACCCTAAACAAAATCTTTATCCAGGAGCTAAAATAGCTGCAATCGGTGTGTTTACTAAATTACCGCTCGTAGGAAATGCTTCTTTAACTTATACTAATGAAGATACCGATGCCGGAACAGTATACAATACTGTAGTTTCAGGAAATCTGTTTGATAGTAGCGATATATCACAATTTGTTCGCAACGATTTGATTAACGGATATTTTGCATATAAAGTAACCGACCTTCACAAAACTTCTTACCTGGTAGGTTGCAACAAAAAACCATTCCCGACGATCGTATTTACACCCAACAATGATAAGTTACCATCCGGAATTCGGGCCGTAGATTTTACAATCTCCTGGCGTTCTACCCTTCCACCTCTCGAAATTATTGCTTTATAAGTCTTTTTTAAGTCCCGAAATACAAATTAATGTTGCACTATGAAACTTCATAGTGCAATTTTTTATGTCTAAAAACAAGTATCACATAGATATCGATGGGTATATCGGGGAATACCAGTACTCGAAACGCTTCGTAAAAAACGAACTCAGCAAATATCCCGGACAGCTTGTTCGCGTACGCATTAACTCTATGGGCGGAAGCCTCGATCACGGGTTGGATATCGCCGATCGGTTTGGCGAACATGGAAATGTAGAAGTTGACCTTTTTGCAATGAACGCTTCGGCTGCCACACTGGCTACATTGAAAGCTAAAAAAGTGCGAATGTCATCTTCCGGATTTTACCTTATTCACAAAGTCATGAACTGGGTTGATATCTGGGGAAACTTAAATGCCGACGAAATTGCTCAGGCCATCGAAGACCTTACCAAAAACAAGGAAGAGAATCAGAAGATGGATCTGATCATTGCACAGATGTATTCAGAAAAAACCGGCAAGAGCATTAACGAAATGCTTAACCTGATGAAGGTCGGTGGATGGCTTACAGCTGCCGAAGCAAAGGAGTGGGGATTCGTCGATGAAATTATCAACGTAAAGGAAAAATTAAACCTGGGCGAAATGAGTAATAAACTCAATGCCTTCGGCCTTCCTACCAACTGTATCTCAAAATCAAATTTTTTCACTAACATAAAAACTTCCGAACCAATGAACAAGCAACCGCTTAAAATCAACGCTATTCTCAAAGTCGAACAGCTTGAAAGTACCGAGAACGACGGTGTTTTTCTGAACGAAGCTCAGATTGAAACCATCGACAAAGAAATTGAGACGCTCCAAGGTCAGGTAAATACTTTGACTACCGAAAAAACCAACGCCGAACAGCGCGCCACCACTGCCGAAGCTCAGGTTGCCGAAAAAGACAACCAAATTGCTGCATTGAATACACAGGTAGAAAACCTGAAAAATAATGCAGGTGCAACAACTACTGCAAGTACCGGCAAGCAAACCGACGGTAAAACCGAAGAGGTAGAAGAAGATTTCTTCAATACTGCCAATGCTGCAAAATCGCTGTACGATTTTCTCCCGTAATTTTTAACGCCTAAATACATTTCAAAAAATGGCAATCACAATCACCCCCGAAGCCCTGGCCCAATCTGCCCAGAAGTACCGCAAAGAACTGCTGATGGTTATTACCATCGCCCTGCAGGCATCTCTCGAACACATGACCCTGCGTCCTGGTGTTCCGTACAAAGAAAGTGTTGGCATGTTGCGTGGAAATGCGCAATTTGGTCCTTACGATCCCAGTCGAAAAAACACAGCGAATGAAATCATTGGCCGCGATCTGGAAGTTTACCTTGGTTCTGTTATCAAGGAATTCGATCCCAACAATGTGCTGAAATCTATTTACGGCAGCCTAATCCTTTCCGGGAAAAAGCTCACCGATACCGAAATCACAAAAGCAATTATTGCTGCCGAGCTAAAGAGCTTGTCTACAAAGCTGAACTCTGCCTTGTTTGATGCAGTCCGGAATGCTTCCGGAACTACCAGTAAGGATTTGTTCAATGGTTTCGACACTATTGCAGCTGCCGAAATTACTGCAGAAAAAATCACTACAGGCATTGGTAACCGGTTCAACTTTACAGAAGCTATCACCAGCAGCAATGCTTACGATTCTCTGAAGTTGATGTACCGGGCGGCAAAAGACGAACTCCGCGAAGAAACGGTAAAAATGTTACTTCCATGGGATATCTACGATGCTTATTGCGACGATTACCAGGCAACCGTAGGAGCTGCACCTTATAACAAGGAGTTCAAAAAAACATTCCTTGAAGGCTCTAATAATTTGTGCGAGCTGGTTCCTTTGTCTTCGAAAAAAGGATCCAAATATATCCAGCTGACTTCGAAAAAAAACATGCTGGTAGGTACCGGTTCCGGACAGGACATGGAGACACTGAACGTAGATCGCTTTTCTGCATTTCAGGTAACTCTGTCGAGCGCAATCCTCTTTGGTGCTCAATACGAAAGTATTCAGCCTGAACATCTGCTCATTGGCAAACTGTACGAAGCGCCTGAGGGAGAATAAAGTATCAACCATTAATTCAAGCAAGTTATGAGTGAAATTAAATACGGCGAAATGGAATGGAGCGAAGGACAGGTAGTTCTTCCGGGAGCAAAACGTAATGTTTATGCAATTCCAAAGCGCGACATTGTATCATGGCCAACTCTTCCGGATACTTTTGTTACCGGGATGGGAGAACTGGCAACCTACAGCGGAAAATTCACGCTGGCAGCCACTGCCACGTTTAAGAAAATCGGTATTATCGTCGATAAATCGCCGGTTACAGCTGCATCGCAGGGTTCTAAACCTTCGAAAACTTCTATCAATACAGGTACCTTCCTGCATCCGGGAGTTGAGGAAGATGCTAGCGCGTTCTGCCGGCAGGCAAACAACGACGATATGGTTTACCTGTTCGAAACCAAAAAAGGTAAGTACCGTGTGTTGGGAAATGAAATGTGGGATACCGACACCTCGTTCTCTCAGGCCCTGGGCGCCGCTCCTACCGATGAGGTGGGAACTACACTTACGGTTACGGTTACTGACCTTTGCCCTGCACCGTTTTATGATGGCGAAATTGTTACCGAAGACGGAACTATTAACGCAGCGTAACAACCTGTAAATAAATTAAGAGCCTGCAATTTTTGCGGGCTTTTTTTATGTCTTTTTACGTGTAATTACGCGAACATACATTTGTTTCGCTTGAATACAAACCCTAAAAACAAAAAAAATGGATGGATTAATTTCATTTCAAACTAAAGTTCACGATTGGCTGAATAAGCCCGCCGGTGAACGTGATTTAGATGTTGGAGCTACAATTTTGCTTCAAATTACCCGTAACCGTGTGCTGCATCAAAACGTGGTGCGTCGTAAAAACTTCGAAAAAATTGAATATGTACTCAAAAAGTACCTGGTTGAAAATTCGATCGTAGTTCCCCAGCCTGATGAAGATAACGACGACGAAGACCAAGATAAAGATCCTCATGATACTGGCTCACTCACAGTAGAGATGAGAGGTAAGCGAAATGATCATGATTCCCTTCCGGGGGCAGTTCAGATGATTTATGTCGGCAACACTGAAAAGTATCACCAAATGCGATCGCTTCACGAAAAGCTGAAACTTATGTCGGAAGACGATAAGTTTACAGATGAAGATCGTAAACCACTACTGGACGAGTTAGTTAAACTCGATACGGAGATTCGCGACGCCTGGGAAAAATACGATAGTTTCAAACCAGAGTCAGGGCAGGCTCCGGAAAACAATAAGCCGACAGGGCTCGACGTTCAGGCGGTTCAGAAAAACCGTACATACATCAGCCGAACGGCAAAGATGGATGAAGTTAACGACAAAGTAAAAGCGGAATGCTTAAAACGCTACAATGAGCTAATTGACGATGGGCAAAAAATTGATCAAAAAACTATTGACCGGTTGGTGGAGCTGGGAGTTTTGCCTGGTGTAGTAGATGGGCAGTGAAATTGAACAGATAGGCCCGGGCTATCTCCGGGCTGATTTGACAAATACAATGCAGCTGCATTCAATTATTGCCTCTATAGTTGAACAGCTGGGAAAATCGAAAGTAACAGTGGTTACATTTAGCATTTCCGAAGAATTTATCCGCAAAATGTGGTTGCTTAAATCGGCCGCTAAAATTGAATCGGTACAGCTTTATCTCGATTTTAAGGCAGCGCAGAAAACCCGCAAAATTATGCAGTTAGCTTCTAACGTATTCGATAGTATACATTACTGTAAAATACATGCAAAAATTGTAATAATCGATTCATCAACTATTTCGGCATGCATAACCGGCAGCCAAAACGCCACTAGAGGAAACAGAATGGAAAGTATATTAATAACTACGCAAGAGGATATAATCATAACATTCCGGGAGCGTATAAGCTGTTTACAAACTATTAATTTATGAAGTTCACCGAATCTGAACTATTATTATTACAAGATTATGCTTCAAAGTTTTTAACAATAAGTGAAATTGCCATACTACTTAACGTCGATAGCGACGAATTAAGAGATGAAATAACCACACAGGGAACTCAGGAGTATATAAATTACAATTCAGGAAAATTGAAAAGAATTTTGGAGCTACGTTCACAAGAAATTGAATTGGCTAAATTAGGCTCAACAGTAGCTATTGAGTTAGTAAGTAAGTATATACAAAATCAAAAAAACGATGAGTAAGCAAAACACATTAGAGATTTGCAAAAAACATCTTTATGATGACATCAACAAGATGAAGCATCTTCCTGAACCAACCGTTCAGCGATTATTACGCATTCGCGCCGGATATACGCTGTGGAATGAATTTCCGCGAAAAAAGCAAAAAGATATTGCACAGCACATTATGCAGATGTTTAATGTGCAAAAATCAATGGCATACGATGATATTCGGCTTATACAAGATCTGTTAGGTAGTATCAACCGGTCGTCGAAGGACTGGCACCTGTACCAGTTCAATATGAGGATTAATCGTGCTTATGAAATTGCAGAAAACAAAAACGATAGCGACGGGATGACTAAAGCAATGGCCGTATATGCTAAATTTAATAAGCTTGATAAAGACGATCCTTCCGAAATGGCCTGGGATGATATTCGTCCTCAACGTTTTGAAATTACTTCCGATCCTTCTGTAATCGGAATCAAACCAATACCGAATCTTAAAGATAAAATTGCACAGTTGTACAAAAAATATCAGGAAGACCTTGAAAGTGTGGAAGATGTTACCTACGAAGAAATGGATTTAGAACCGATTGAACAGTATGGATGAAAAACAAATATATTTTAATCCGGCCCAGCAACGGGTTAATACCCGGGGTTGCAATACGGTAGTGGTGGTCGGTGGTCGCCGACTGGGTAAGTCTCACGGTTTAGTCGCGCCGTTTGCCCTTCGTAATGTACAGCGGATGCCGGGTAGTTCCGGAGCGTATGTTGCTTCTACCTTCCAGCAGGCCCTCACGCGCACACTGCCGGGCACATTTAAAGCGCTGGAAGATTTTCAGTACAAACGTAACGTTCACTATTACGTAGGCCGTAGGCCGCCCAAATCGGCCAAATTCAAAGATCCATTTATTAAGCCCGAATCATACGATCATGTGATTTCGTGGTACAACGGATCAATTCAGTACATAATTAGCCAGGATGGCGTTGGTACCTCCAACTCCCTTACACTTGATTACGGAATCTTCGACGAAGCCAAACTTCTGGATCCGGTGAAACTTAAGGAAGAAACATTTCCGGCAATCGGTGGTTACCAGGGCAATTTCATGAAATCGCCTTTTTACCGTTCAAAGCTCATAGTATCGGATATGCCAATGACTAAGCGCGGTTCCTGGTTCCTGTCGTACAAGGATCAGATGGATCCGGAGCTGATCGAAAGCATTGATGGAATAATTTATCAGATGTTCAGAATTCGCGAGAAAATTAAAACTGATCCTAAACCTTATCTGATCAGCGAATACAAAACGTATGCCCGCAAGTTGGCACAGCTTCGCCGTATCGCTGTTGATTACAACGAATTCAGCACACTCGAAAACCTTGAAGTGCTGGGCGAATCGTATATAAAGCAGATGAAAAGGGATCTGCCACCCCTTGTATTTATGACCTCCATCCTTTGCCTAAAGGTGAGGAACTCTCAGGAAGGATTTTATAATAACCTGAAAGAAGCTATTCACTATTATTCGTCATACAATAACAGCTACCTCCAGAATCTTGAATATGATTTTGAAAAGGCCGGCGATGCCAGTTCCATGCAGGATGGCGATATTGATCACAATGCACCGATATGCATTGCCATGGATTATAATGCCAACATTAACTGGATAGTAGGCGGCCAGCGCCAGGGAGAACGATTAATGGTGTTGAAGTCATTCTTCGTGAAGTACGAGCGCAAGCTTGTAGAGCTGGTGAATGACTTCTGTAAGTACTATCGCTATCACAAGTGCAAGCAGGTGGTTTATTATGTGGATAGTACAGCCCTGGGGAATAACTATGCGGTAAACGACGATAGCTTTGCATCGGTAGTTGAAGCTGCTTTTGTTGCCAACAATTGGTATGTACACACGGTCTATATTGGCAACCCAATGAAGCATCACGAAAAGCATTCGATAATCAATATGGGATTGAAAGGTCAGAAAGGATTGATGCCAATGCTTAACCGGGATAACAACGAGGAGCTAATTCTAGCGCTGGAGCAAACCGGTGTGTACATCTCCAGCAATGGATTCCGAAAGGATAAGAGAGGCGAGAAGCTGGTAGAGACGGAAGAGGATAAGCTGGAGACCAGAACCGACGGAACGGATGCCTTCGACACCCTGGTGATCGGAATGAATAACTTCCCATTCGACAACACCGGTTTCTCCGGGTTGGTGAGTAGCTTCGTGTAACAATAGGTATCGAATCTTTATTGCAGGCTGTCTGATGGAGCATCAGGCAGCCTTTTTATTATCATGCAACAGTAATTACAAACTTTGTTTTGTAATTGACCCGCTTACCGCCCGCGCTGCTCCCGCAAGGGGCGCACAGCATATAGCAAACCTTTAAAAAACAGGTAATTACGATGGAGCGATAGGGCGGGGCGGGGTCTATCGACAATAATACTTTTTAGAAAAGTATTACAAAGCTGGTAACTAACTGACTGCATGCAATATTAATTTTTAAAAATCGGAAAGCATTAGTTTTTTATCCTTTATTATTCTTATATATGTATTAATACATTCATTATTAATAAATTATATATGGAAAGTATATATAAACAATACGATGCAAAAAAACAGAAAAACCCCTTACAACCTTACAACATTACAACAAGCTATTGCAATTTGCTGATATATAGCGTTTTATTTTCCTGTTTTGTTGTAAGGTTCTGTTTTTTATTTATTTTGTAACCTTACACAACCTTACAACAAAAACAACCTTACAACAGGTTACACGGGTTTATGGCATTGATATACATATAGTTAGTAGCGTGTTGTATGTTGTAAGCAACTTTGCAAATATTTTTGTTTTATTTTTCGCGTTTTTCGGTTTTTAAAGTGTGTTAAAATACTGATATTTAGCGTTTTATTTCTCTTTTGTTGAATGATAATTCAACTTTTTTTTTGTATCTTTGTATTGTGAGAGAGAGAAAAACGAATAACAACTAACCGAGCGGGGCAGCTCGTTAAACTCTGCAAAAATAAAAATGACAATATTTTCAACACTCCCAGAACTGGAACTTAAGTACAAAGCCAGTACAATCAGCGAAAGGCAAATATGCTCTTCACTCGATTTGTTTGAACTAATGAAAGATATGTTTAATGCCGATACTGTAGAATACAGGGAAGAAGTAATTGTACTATTTTTAAATAGCGCAAATCGGCCAATCGGATGGATGAAACACAGCGCAGGCGGAACAGCACATACAATAATTGATACAAAAATGATTTTGGTTTCGGCACTTAAAGCAGGAGCCCAGACCATATCGATAGCACACAACCACCCAAGCGGACAGAAATTCCCAAGCCGAGAGGATGAAAATATTACTCAAAAAATAAGGGTAGGATGTGAAGCCGTAGGAATTCGATTATTAGACCATGTAATCATCGCGAATGTAAAAACTGAAAGTTACTATTCTTTTTGCGACGAAGGCAAGCTGTAGAAGCCACAGGGGCCACCCACGGGAGACATCCCGGGGGTGGAACTACTTTTTTGTCGCGTCAAAAAAGTAGCAAAAAAGACGATTGTAAGCATCCGTAAAAACCGGATAGAGCGGATAAATTTACATGTTTAATAATAGTTAAATATTTCATGATTATTTTGATAGTATCAAATATGATACTATTTTTGTACTGAAATCAATTAGAGCTGGCGGCAACAGTTTAAATACGGCAAATGATTATGACTAGTCAAGAAATTTTCGCTGCAAATCAAATTCTCACAGTAGAAATTGCAAAATCACTTATCGGAAAACGAATCCAGACTGTTTATTCGGGTTATCGCGGTCAGGACGGAGATGATGATTTTATTATTAAAGATGTAGTTTCAGAACTGGAATACTATCGGAATTTGAATGAGGAGTGTTATCGTAATGATCCTAAATTTAAAAACCGCGCTGAATACTGGGAAAGTTATATGACTAAAAGACAGCTCTCAGAACGTCGGAACAAAATGGTAATAATTGCAGAAGACGGACGTAACACCTTTATTTATGCCGACCCTTTTAACGAAGGCGCATTTACCTGCTCAGATATCGATCGGTTTGTTTATTATGTGCTCGTCGATGAAAACTAAATGCTACTCCGTTCGTCTTTTACGCCTTGTCAGTATATCTGACAAGGCTTACAAAGCAACTGCTTTCGACGGATCGACGGCAGTAATACCTAAAAGCCAGGTGTTCGGACAGGATTATGATGTTCAAAAATCGGATGCTTACTGGATTGCTTCCTGGTTTTTGGAAAAGGAAGATGTTGAATTGCAATGCTCGTTTAAAAAAGAAGCCTGGTTCGATAAAGATAGTCGTAAAATGCTACCTACCTATTATGTGGAAAAACACGTACCAGAAAAAAAACAACCTGTTAGCAACAATCGCCACAATGAACTTACTCGATAGCCAACAATCAGCAATAAAGCACCTTAACGAATGGCGCGTGGGTGCGCTTTTTATGGAAGCGGGAACAGGAAAAACCCGCGTAGCTGTGGATATAGCCAACGATACTCCATGCGATTTGATTGTATGGATGGGCCCATTGCAAACGCTAAGGAGAACTATTCTGCCAACTTCGGTAATTGACGAAATTAATCGCTGGGGTGGGTTCCGTGCTCCGGTAGAATATGTTGGCGTTGAGAGCTTACAGAATTCCGACCGTATTTATTTGAATTTGCGTAGCCGGATAGAACAAGCTAAAAACCCGTTTCTGATCGTAGACGAAAGCCTGAAGATAAAAAACGCTGAAGCAAAACGCACAAAGCGAATTATGGATATGTCGAATTTGTCAACCTATAAGTTGATTCTTAACGGTACGCCTATTACACGCAACTTGCTGGATTTAAAACCTCAAATGGATTTCCTTAGTCCGCTGATTCTAAACATGAGCGATGCCGAGTTTAAAAATACTTTTTGTGAATACAAACGGGTAACCAAAAGCTTTGGAGGCAGGAAGCAGTATACAAAGGAGTTTATCACCGGTTACGAAAATATTGATTATCTGTATAGCCTTATTCGCCATTATGTGTACGAATATGATTTGAAGCTTTCAGTAAAGCAATTGTACAACGATATAAGTTACACGCTATCCCATGATCATTTTCAGGAATATGTACGGCTCAAAGAAAAGTACCTGGATGATGAAATGATGCAATGGAAGAATAATAACATATTTTTGGAGATGACGCAAAAAATGCAGCATACATATAGCTGTACCGAAGATAAGTTTGTGAAACTTGACGAGCTGTTTACAGAAATAGATCCGGAACGAACGATCATATTTTGCAAATACGTGGATAGCCAGGAGCAATGCCGCAAGCGTTTCCCTAAGTCAACAGTTCTAAGCTATCAAAAAAACAGTTTAGGATTAAATCTTCAGCACCTGTGCAATACGGTTTACTTCGATAAAAATTGGGATTATGCACTTCGTATACAGAGCGGAAGGCGCACGTTCCGGACCGGGCAGGAATATGACTGCCGGTATTGGGACCTTACTGGAAATGTGGGACTTGAACGGCTGATTGATACCAATATCAGCAAAAAAACAAGTATGGCAGAGTATTTTAAAGGAAAAACAAAACAGGAAATCTATGAAGCATTATAGCGACAAAAATGTTTATGACGCCGCAATAAAGCGTTTTGAGTTTATTTTCAGTGAGTTTGATAGAGTGTGTATATCGTTCTCAAACGGGAAAGATAGCGGTGTGCTGCTGAACCTGGCAATTGAAGTCGCCAGAAGAATGAATAAGCTGCCGTTAAACGTGCTGTATATCGATATGGAAGCTCAATACGAGCATGCTATAAACTATACGATGAATACCTTTAGCAGAGAGGAAGTAACCGGCTGGTGGGTGTGCCTGCCGTTGCACCTGAGGAATGCTGTTTCGCAGTTTCAGCCACATTGGTTGTGTTGGGACCCTGATAAAAAAGATGCATGGGTAAGAGAACTGCCCAAACATGCCAGCGTGATATCTGATGAATCGTACTTTCCATTCTTCAGACGTGGAATGGAATTCGAAGAGTTTACACCGGCTTTTGCCGAATGGTTTGCCCAGGGAAAAAAGGCGTGTTCGGTTGTTGGTATACGTAGCGATGAAAGCCTTAACCGATTCAGGACAATAAAAAGCGAATCAAAAATTACATATCAGGATAAGCAATGGACAACAAAGCTGTTTCGTGACAAAGTAGAATCGCAAGTGTATAACGCATACCCAATATATGATTGGCGTGTTGAGGATATATGGACAGCTAACGCACGCTTTGGGTGGGAATACAACCGTATTTACGACCTGATGTACATGGCCGGAATATCGCTTTACAAACAAAGGTTGTGTCAGCCATACGGCGACGATCAACGACAAGGCCTTTACCTGTTTAAAGCACTGGAGCCCGAAACATGGGCAAAGATTGTAAACCGAGTTGAAGGTGCAAACTTCGGGAACAGATATACGGAAACTGACCGAACTACCCTGGGTAACTACAAAGTAAATCTACCACCCGGCCATACCTACGAAAGTTATGCTAATTTCCTGCTCGAAACAATGCCGCCCTATCAGGCTGAACATTACCGGCAGAAGATTAATAAGTTTATCGGCTGGTGGAAGACGGAAGGGGTAGACGTAATACCAGATACGGCCGACCCACGCATGGAGGCCCTGCGCAAAACCCCATCGTGGCGAAGAGTTTGCAAGGTATTACTTAAAAACGATTATTGGTGCAAGGGTTTATCCTTCACTCAAACAAAACGCGATATGGAAAAACAGGTGGAATTAATAACTAAATACAGTGAAATATTATGAATCTAAATCTTCCGGATAATTGCACTATTGATGAAAAGGTAAGGATTTACAACGATCTCACCCAGCAATTGTACGATTGGCTCGGGTTTTCGCATCCGGTGCTGAACATTAAACTTGTAAAGGTAGATGAAGTGGAAGGTAACGACTACAACCCTAACAAGGTGGCCCCACCCGAAATGCAGCTGCTTAGGCTGTCGATTCAGAAAGATGGGCTAACGATGCCGGTGGTAGTGGCTGACCAGGATAAAAAAAAGAAGCCCTATGTGGTGGTTGATGGGTTTCATCGTACTACGGTGGTGAAGCAAAACAAGGTGGTTAGGGATAGCCTGGAGGGATTTCTGCCTGTATCGAAACTTAACAAATCGATTGAGGAACGAATAACATCAACTGTACGACACAACATGGCCCGGGGTACGCATCAGGTAGAACTAAGTGCTAAGCTGGTGGCAATGCTTAAAAAACACAACTGGACTAATGCACGCATAGGTATGGAATTGGGTATGGATGCTGACGAGGTGTTGAGATTAAAACAAATAACCGGCCTGGCCGAACTTTTTAAAGATAAAGAATTTTCAAAATCATGGGAATAGAAAATCAACAAGAGCACTGGAAAGTGCTGGTTCTGCTTCTTAAAGAGATAGCAGAAGACAAAGGAATTACACAGCAACAGATTGCTGACCAAACGGGACTATTGCGATCGAATGTTAGCAGGTTGTTTTCGCTCAAGTATAAACCTAATTTGGATGTGTTTTTGAAAGTAGCCCAGGCAGTAAAAGTAAACTTCTTCTTCGAAGATCGGGAGGGAAAAACAGAACTAAATGTGCTGTTTGAAAAGGCGATGGATAAATTATACCGGCGCGATATTCGTAACTTATCGTAAAATAATATCTTTCAAAAAAAGCCTCACCCCAATTCCTGAGGTTTTTTTTACATTTGCACTAAACTTTTTTCTCCCTTTCCATTGCTATTTCAAAAACTATTCTCATCTTTGCAGTGCTAAAAGATTTTTAAAGGCTGGTAATACAGCTCCACTGCATCTGATGCAAGTGGTTTTTTTATTGTAGATAAACTTATTGCAAGGGCGGTGCCCTTTCCGAGCCGGTTGGACCGGTAATAGCCTTTGGTGGTTTCGCAGCGGAAAGTGAGCACCGCTTCTTGTGCTCTATAATGAACAAATGCGAAACTACCAAATGAAAACAAAAAACCAACCAGCAGGCAACCTGCCAGCCGATGTCGAAAGGCAAAAGCAGTTCGACACCACCACCTCACTTGCAATCCTTCGAGAATTTTACACACAAGCAAAACGGGAACTGAAACGCAACGGGCAAGCTACCGTTAATTTTCGCGCATCCGATGCCGCTTCGCACCTTACATTTTACTGCGAAGGATTTAACCTGGAACTCAAATTCACCGAAAAATTATGATTAAAATGAAAACAGTAAAAATTGATGGTCTGGAACTTAACGACCGAATGATTGACGAATTGAAACGCTGGTATCAGTACAGTAACGAAACTACTCCCGAATCGTGGATACACGGGATGGAGTACATGAAAAACACCTTTATCCGGATGATGTGTGTGGATAGTAACGAACCCTACCTGAAGGATATTGCAGCATGCCTGAGGCAAATACTGATAATGGAAGAAAGTCTTGAAGAATTAACCCCCGATAGGGATAAAGCAAATTGAACCATGGAAGAAGATAAAGTAAAACAGATTATTCTGGACAGGTATTGCGACCAGTTTACACCGGCAGCCAGCCAGGACGATGCTACAATTACCAAAAGCAGCGAAGACATTGTGAACGACCTGAGGCCAATGGCCGACTTTACGCGCTACGAAGTATCGAAGCATATGATTGATAACGGATACGAACTGGGGATGGACGAAGCTACCCCCGTGTGGATGATGAAGGAATACAACCCTTACCGGAACGACTGATGAAAACATACACGTTTACCGAAGCCGAAATAAAGCTTGTAAAGCAAGCCATAAGTGCCCGAAAGAAAATACTTCGCGGCAAAATAGTAAATAACCTTCGAAAGATTAGCGGCGAAACCCCTACCGATTTATCAAACGAAATGCTACAGCAGTTTATATCGCTCCGAACGCTTCAAATTTTGGAGCTGGAAGAGCTGGAAGAACGGATACAATAACAATTTAACAATAATCATTATGGAAACAAAAACAATTGCAAGAATTAACGACACCACCATTCAGGTGGTAAATGACAACGGTACACAATTAATCCCCGTAAGGCCAATTTGCGAGGCATTGGGGATTGAATTTGAACCACAGAGAAGGAAGATAAATGAGGATGAATTTTTAAGTTCAGTTGCCACCTTAGAGGCGTCAACTGGATCGGATGGAAAGACCTATGAAATGGTATGTATTCCGCTAAAATATGTCTTCGGGTGGCTTTTCACCATCAACCCCAAAAACGTAAAAGAGGAAGCCCGGGAGTCGGTAGCAAAGTATAGGGCGAAGTGCTACGATGTGCTTTACGAACATTTTGCCGAAAAATCGGAATTCCTGGAATACAAACAGCAGGTGGTAAATGAAAAAATTGAAAGGCTCGAAGAAATCAGAGCCGATTTTAAAGCTGCTGAAAAAAGGATGCGCGAAGCAAAAGCCGAGCTTTTCAAATCGAAAGACCTCACTTACGAAGAATGGAAAATGAATCAGCGACAAATGAAACTTGATTTTTAATACGAAGTGATATGAAGACAGATTATGTTTTACAGATGTTTACAAGTGATGATATTTTGCGACCGAATTTACTACACCCGTTTGATGTTGGAAACTTCACATATGCAACCGATGGACATTCGATGGTGAGGGTAGAAAAACAATATGTTACGAATAAATATGAAGCTGAGAATCATCCGGATGTTGAGAAGTTTTTCAAAATCAAAAAGAATGAAGCTTATGAGCTAAAAATACAAGCAGAAGAGCTGGCATTAGCATTATCGCAAATGATATTCGCTTATAAAAAGCTGCAATGTGAAAAATGTGACGGCGAAGGTTCAATAACATGTCCGCATTGCGGTAACGAAGAAGATTGCAAAAACTGTGGTGGTTCCGGAGAGGCAGGACCTTTTCCGTTTAACGTAAAGGTAGGAGCAAGTGAAAATGAGATTCAGATAGGCGAGCGCATTTTTAAACCTCACCTGGTCGACCGGCTTTTAATAGCAGCTTTGGCATCCGGAGAAAAAGAGATAACTTTGATCAATAATAAAAATGACACAAATGGTGCTTATTTTCAGGTTGGAGTTTACTCGGTGCTGATAATGCCAATTTTAAGATATTAACAAACCTCCCGACCGGTGCAGGTCGAATAAAAAATTCTGCTATAATATGAAATCAAACGAAGATGTATTGCAACGTCGCAAGGAACTGGGAAACCAGCTTGCCGAATTCAGAAAAAAACAAAATTGGTCACAAGAAGAGATGGCCGCAAAAATCAATGTAACCCGATCGTCTATCAACAAAATGGAAAAAGGGGTGTGGCTATCGCTAGAAATGCTTATAAGGATGGAGGGAATCCTAAATTTCAGAGTTAATTTACAGGAATAGTTTTCGGTTTTGTCTTTTTTTGGGTGTAGCCGTTGAATTTTATTTGTCACAGAATAAATTCAACGGCTATTTTTATGCAAATACTACAACAACCGGCATCGCTCACGTTCGAAAATAACATAGCTGATTTTAAAATTCAGAAAGCCACCGGCGAAACTTCGCTCATGTTTCGACTGTTCCTGGGCTCCACTCTTATCCTTGAAGAAGAATATCTGTATGATGCCGATGGTTTTGTTTATATACGCGACCTGGCATCGCTCGTTTCGTTTTACTTCACCGAACAGGTAACTCCGGATAGTGGTTACCAGATCGTGACCGGTAGTGTTAAAGAATTCGCCTATACCATCAACGAAAATGAGGATAACGGCTATTTTATTGTCATCCGTTCGTCGGCCGAAATTAATGGCCTTACGGCTACTCAGTTTGTTCGCTCCCGGTTCCTCACCCGCTTACAGTCCAAACGCACCCTGCCCACTTCCAACGAGTTCCTGTCCTTCCTGATGATGGATACCGATACTGCCTTCGTGATAAATTACCGGGTTTTCTGCTCCGTTGGTGGAGTAATTTCCGATCTTACAGGAGTGCTACTCACCATAAATGAAACTACCCAGGCATACCGGGTAGCAATGTTCGACGCATCATACAAGGCAGTGAAGGCCGTAGCCGAAGACGGCCAGCCCTTCACGATCGATCATATTTACGAATACCGCATCTGGGCCGAAAGCACAGCGTCAGGAGTTCTGTTTAGTTCATTCTCCTTTTTTCCCGATTATAGCATATACTCCCGGCAGAAGCTGTTCGTGTTCAAAAACTGTTTCAATATGCCCGAAGTTTTTGTATCGACCGGAAAGTGTTCCACCAACAGCCGGTTGGATGCCGGGTTCTCAATATCGGGACTGAGGATGCGAAAGGTGACACAGGAACTCGAACTGCTGCATACCTGCAATACCGGTTACCTGAGCGATGAGGAACTTGCCTGGCTCGATGATTTTATTACCAGCTATTCGGTATCGAAGCTCGAAGGTGCAGCCCTGGCCGATGTGGTAATAACCGAAACCGACAAATCGCTCAGCACTGCAAACGAGCTGCAGGCATTTTCATTTACCTACCGACTTGCCAGGGCGAACCATCAATCAGTTTCCGGAATACTCGATGGCCTGTTTGATCATACATTCGACACTACATACAACTAAAATGATACACATAAAAACAGCCCGTAAAATAATGGAATCAGGGCAACCATTCGATTGCCTGGCGTGGAAAATGTCCACCGGCGGAGTAATGAATTACAGCAATGTGGTTTGCACCTCCAGCAATTTTGAGCGCAATACGGCAAACTTAAAGTTTATCAACTCCGGCGAAGTGCGCACCGTGAGAGTTATCACCATTTTCGAAATCAATAACGAACAAATCTACATATGATTCAGAAAGATGTATTTATGATTCCGCTTAGTGCCGAGCATGCCAATATAGTAAGCGTAATGGATGTCGGTACAACCGTATTCGAAGAGGATGCAAATATTACCCCTGTAAAACTGCCGGGCGAAAACGGCAAAAAATATCGGGGATATGTGCCCTGGGGCGATGATAACCTACGTCCAAACGAGGTTATAAGCATGCAACGCAAGGATGAAGTGTTGAGCTCTAACCAGCTGTTCAATATACTTGCCGGCTATGGTTCCGGCGTTGCTGTCAACACGCCCGAGGGCAAAAAGTCAACAAATCCCGAAGTGCTGGATTTCTTCCGCTTCAACCGGTCGACCAAGTACCTGCTTGAGCAGATGAGCGACATGAAGCACTTTTACTTCACGGTGTCGGTTATTATTCTGAACGGTGAAGGCACTAAGATCGTGCGCCTGGTGCATAAGGAAGCCATGTATTGCCGGTTTGAAACCTGCAACAAACAAGGAGTAATTGAACATGTGTTTTACGGCGACTGGGAGAAGTCGGGAGATGTAACCTACGAGATCAT